GTGACTGCTTCTCCTAATACTGGGTGTGTTACACCTGAAGCACCTTGAAATGGTTGTGTTCTATCTTCGTATTTAAATCCTAAAAGATCTAAACCTTTTGTGTAGCCATCTTCCCATTCTTTACGAGAAGATTTATAAGTCATATAATTACTAAAAAGTTCTGAACCTAATGTGCCTAAAACATCATCAGGTAATAAATCTGCTAAATTATCAAAATGAGATTCAGTTCCAGGTTGATTAACTTTGTTTGGTTCAAAGTTTATATCTACTGAACCATCTTCATTTTCTTGTACGTCTACGCCTTCACCACCTTGTGATTCTGCTACTTGTTCTTCTGCTAAAGCAACTTCCTCGTCGCTAGGCGTTTTTACTGTGTTCTCTACGACGTTTGGTAGAGCTTTGTCTATTGTTGACATTCTTTTTCTCCGAGTTCTTGACTACTATAGTCTGTTTAAAAGGAACATTCAACCCTTGTGAATTAGGTCCTTTCTTTGGTGGTGGGCCACCTCCTGGAATTAATTTAACCATTATAAGTCACTTAATTTTTGTAAACCCATTATACCTAAAGATGCTCCTAATCCAATACCTCCAGCTCTAGATAATAATCTTAATGCTCCAGGACTCATACCCAGTCTCATGGCTGCCGCTATTTTAGGATTAACCCCTCTAGATGCAATTCTAGTTGCTGGCTCTGCAAAAGTTGCACCAAGATAATTTAATGGATCTGTTGCAATATCTAATGGTGAATCACCTTCTGCTATCTGTGAAGTTACATTCATAGCTTCCATAGGTAATAAAGCTAAAGGAGTTCCAAGTGAAGCTAAACCTCTACCTAAAACTCTTGCACCAGTTTTAATTGTGCCAGGTGCAACTCTTTTCTTTTCAATACCGAGTGCTCTGGATTTACTAGCCTTAATTGTTGATGGTGCTGTAACAGCTAAACCTGCTGCAGCTTCTGCACCTAACGCAGGTAGTTGATAATCTAATATTGCAGGTCTATCAATATCAATTGATACAGGTTGTGTGGCCATATCAACCAACATACTTTTTTGTTGATCTTCATTTGATAAATAAGTTGTTGGATCGTTATTATTAAATTGTTTTACTAGTCCTGCACCAAGAGCTCCTGCGACACCAGCTATACCAAAATTTCTAATACCTGGATTTCTTAAAAAACCTAGTGCTGCATTTTTAAATTTTGGAAGAATACCTTCTGTTTGATTTATTCTATTTAAAGTTCCAACTCTATCTGTCTCCATGGCTTCGGCCATTTCATCTGCGCAACCTCCAGAAAAACCTATTCGACCACCATCTTTACTAAATGCAATCTTTCCTGCAAAAATATTACAAACATTTCCTGTATTGTTTTGAGCAGCTGATACAATTGTATTTCTGATATTACTTTCCCAAAATGGTTTTGCTTTTTTGACATCAACATAGAATCCTTTATCTTTTGCAAACTGTCCAATATCAAGCCCTGCTTTTTTAAATCTTTCTAAAGTTTTTGGAGAATAAATTTTTGGATCTATGGTCTCTCCAATTTTTATATCAGGTACATTTAATTGATTTATTTGAGCTTCTGTGAAACCTTTTTTAGTTAATCTATTAACCAGAGTATTTCGATCAGAATCTAGAGACAAAGCAATTTTTTCAGCCTCTACTGTATTAGGATTTTTACCTGACAATAAATCTTGTATCTTTCTTACTTTTGTAGAAAATGCACCTTGGTAATTTTTTAATTCGTTTTTATTAATATTTGTCTCAACAGCATCTACAAAAACACTAAACGGTTGTATTGCTCTAGACTCACCCGTGCTTAATCCAATAACTTCATTAACACTAAATGGAACTTCTTTTACTCCTGGACCCAAAACTTTTTTTAATTCATTTCTAAAAGCGTCTTTAAAATTTCCTAACGTTCCAGATTCTTGAGGGTATAGTTTATTAACATTATCTAATGCTAAATTATAGAAAGCACTTCTACGTGCGTTGTTTGAAGAATCAATCGCAAGTTCATTTATAATCTTTTTTCCAAGCACTGCATCTTTTGCAATTTCTATATCTGTTCTAAATGTTTCTCCTCTTAACAATCTAGAATACAATGCCTCGGTATTTGCAATGGTGGTAGGAGTTGACATGGAAGTCTTTTGAATTACTTCGCCTATGTCAGGTAGTTTTTTAGTATTTTTTAATTTTTTTCTAAATAACTTGTCGTACTCTTTAATATTATCCACCATGGCGGAGGATATTTTTGGAGAACTAATTAAAGCGTTCCAATTTTTTAAAACATTAACACCTGGATCTTTATAACGAACAACTGTCTCTCTTCGACCTGTTGTTGGATTAACACCGACAGTTCTCTTTTTTTCAATATTATCTCTTATAAATCTTGTTGATGTGTCTTGATCTGGTCTTGATTCATAGGTTCTTAAAGTTTGCAAAGGGAGGCCAAGTTTTTTGGCCATCTCTTCTCCAGTTAAAGTAAAACCTTTTGCCGCTTTCTCAAGTTTTTGTTTTCTTAAAAAAGCATTATATGAATTTGCTTTTGTATTAGTTTTTTGATCTATCTCATTCCAAGGTGTTTTATAATTTTCATCATAGAAATCTCTAAACTTTTTATTATTTTTATAATCTGTATCATATTTACTTTTTCCAGCCTCAGCACCTGAAGCAAATTTTTTAACAGTAAGATTTTTAAAATTACCTTTTGCTTTTTCTCTAATTATTAGAGAACTAATATTTGCATTTTTAGCGTTAGGTACTTTTGCTTTCTTTTTTATTTCATCAATACTGAGATCTAATTTTTTTCCACCAGCTAAAAGTTTTTTTAAATAATCAAAAACTTTTTGCATGTCAGGTGAATAATCACTTCCACCTCTTGTTTTTAATTTAGCCATTACACCTCCAGAATTTCTGCTAGGCCGCCGCCTTTGAAACCTATAGGGTCAATGCCTAACATCTCTTGTATCTCTCTGATACCATCTGGAAAGTCATCAGGATTTTTTAGAACCTGATTTAGTCTCTGCATGTATAAAGTTTTTTCTTTACCAACAAGACTCTTGTCCATAGCTATGTTTCTAAATAATGTTGAGATATCTTCTGCTTCTAAACCATACTTACGTATGTTTCCATAACCCATCTGTTTACCGCTAGATTTTGCAGCAGCTTTCTTTGCAAGGCCTAAAGCTTTACCAACTAATTTACCTCTAAAGAATGGCACACGACCACCATCTGCAAAATCAAAGTCAGCTGTAGTTGGATCGAATCCTCTGTCAGTTATCGTATTACCTCTTGCATCTTTTACTCTAACTAAATTTTTAGCAAATAACTCTATTTGATCTCTACCGTCTAATTGTGCAACCGCTGTTGCAACTCTTGGACCAAAATATTTTTGTACTAATAACAATGGATCACCGAGTGCACCACCGCCACCTTCTGTCATAAATTTAAGATCATCTAATTCCATAACCGACGATAATGTTGGACCACCTGGTGGAAGAGATGGATCTTCTAAATCTTTAATTGTGTTTAAAAAATCTCTAGCGTTACCTCTAGCCACAGGTTTAGCTGCTTCTTTAACACCTGCCATATCATAAACCCTGTTTACTAAATCATCTCCGATTGTTTTATCGAAATTCATAACTTTCTTTAACGACTCTAAACCTGCACCTGTAAATGGTGCCGCTATATCATCCGCACCACCACGTGAACCTGGTGGTGGAAGATCATCTGCCATAGCTCTTAAAGACTCTAGACCTTCTTTGTTTAGTCCCCTGGTCCCTGTTGCCAGGTCCGTGATGTTTGCCGGAGGAGCAGGTGGATCATAAAAATTTTTCATTGCTTGCATGTTAGAAATTAATTTATTAGCTTGCATGTCATTTAACTTACCTGAAGTTAAATAACCCATCGCTGAATCTAACTCTTCTACTGCTTTTGATTTTGATAACACTCCTAATGCATCAGGGTTAATGTCCATATCAACCATGAGCTCTGAAGATTTACCTTTACCTAAAAAGTTTACATTGGTTCGGGTACCAAGGACCTTGGAAACATTCCCACCTAAACTTTGATAAAGTTTTAATGCTGTATCAATTAATGCTCTACTAGCCATAATATTCTACCTTACGTCTTGGAACAGGTTCATCCTGATAATCCTCTGGGTGTCGGACTAACCCTCCTTGTCTTATTCTCATTAGCGCTTGTGTCATGGAGTCGACATAGTCATCGTGATCTCCATTTGGAAACGCTGCACATTCTTCTACAACTTCTTGAGCAAAATGTTCGTGCATAGGGGCCCAAACTTTTCCTGACTCAAAAAGAGGAGAAACTGAGTTAACTCTGACATGTTTATCATTTCCACGGCTCGGTGTAAAGTTAACAACTGGTATTCCCATCTGTCTTAATTCGTGGGTTAGAGGTATCCCTGATGCCTTGGCCTCGATCAAAACCATATCAGGCCTCCACCATAAATACTCTTCATGAGCCGTTCTTCGGAGTTCGGGGAACTCGTACCTGTCTTTAAAAGCTGATAGTAGTATTATATTATCTCCACTATCCTCCGTTTCAAAGACTCCCCACGTGGTTATAGCGCTGTAGTCGGCTGTATCTTTTTTAGTAAAAGCTGTATCGTATGATTGAATTTTATATTTTATTCGTGGTGGATCTTTGTGTTCCCAGTCTTGCCACCAATCTCTTTTAATTATAGCACCTTCTTCAGCTGTAGGTTCCTGCTGATATTGTGCATTCCAATTAGATACAGGGATTGATGCTTTAGTTTTTTCTAATTCATCTAACTTCCAATACTCTGGCCATACTGGTGTATTACTTGGTAATATAGCTGGTAACCTTATAACTTCCCACTCATCAGATCCTTCCTCTCCCTGAGCCTTGATCATTTGTCCAGTAAGATCTTTTGTAGACCAACGAGTCATGACACAAACTATTTTACCATCTGGTTGTAAACGTTGACGTGGTCCTGACGTATACCAGTTCCATGCTTTGTCGAATGACTTACTATCTTTTTTGATATCTTGTTCTTTGTGTGGATCGTCAATGATTAGAAGATCAGCACCACGACCTGTGATTGCTCCACCAACACCGGCTGCAAAATATTCACCGCCTTGCTCTGTTTTCCATTTACCTGCTGCCTGACTATCTTCCATAAGTCTTGTATCAAATAATTCTTTGTAGTTTTCTTGATCAACAAGATTTTTTGTTTTACGTCCAAAGTCTATAGCTAAGTCAGCTGTGTGTGTTGCTTGGATAATTTTTAATTGTGGATTTTTTCCGATCATCCATGCCGGGAGTAAGTATGAGGCAAACTCCGACTTTGTATGTCTTGGCGGCATGTTAATGATCAGACGTTTAATTTCACCTCTAGACAATCTGTTAAAGGCTTCATTAATTTTTTTGTGGTGTGACCCCTCAATAAACTCTGGCCACACATATTTTACAAAACTCAAAAAATTACTTTTAATAGTATCTTTAGCTTCTAGTAGCTGTATTCTTTTTCTAACTCTTAAAAGTCGTTCTTTCTCTTCTAAAGTAAGTCCTTCTAAATTTTCCATAAAAAATTTTTTATAATATTTTTTTATAACTCATTTTTAAAAGTTTATCTATAAGAGTCTAAATCTTACATATATGTACACGTCTGGGACCCCTTTGTGTGTTTAGGGTGGGCCCGCCCAAGTTTTCAAGCGAAAAAATCAATATGTTGTGGTACCTCTATCGGTACACACTATGCAAAAACAACAATGCAGTTTTTGCATACCCTTATGGGATTTTATGGGTCGCGTGATTTCTGCATCTCACCACGCAACCCAAGTAGGAAAATCAGAAAGGCATTTCTTCCTGATTATCTTCTTCTACTACCTCATCAGTTAAAACCAAAGGCAACATACCTTTATCAACTTCTTGTAAGTAGTGAGAATATTTTTCTCTGTCCTCATTCAATGTATCAAGTGCCAACATAATTTTCATAGCAGTTTCCAACTGATACATCTTACCTTTATGGATAGAATATTTTGGAGTTCCCAAAAATATTTCTTTTTCAATAATGAAGTATTTTTTATCACTCATAATTTAATACTCCAACTATCTGACGCAGTTCTATATCCATCTGCGTCTATGTCAAAATAAGTCATTAACATTCGACCTGATTTTGAAATCCAATATCTGCATTTATCTGTCCATAATGCATTTCTTGTTATTGTTTTCTTATCACTTGCTGAATAGTAAGTGATAACAAAAGGTTTATTATTTATCATATTTCCTACTTTCTATAACTTAATGTTATGGGATAAATATAATTTATCCCATAACTGATTTCAACAAATTAATTCAAGTTATCAGAATTTTTTTGTTGTTGTTGCATATATGCAACACGTTCTGCTATCTTCTGCTCTCTAGTTTTTTCAGTATTTTTCATACCTTTTATTCTTTCAGCTAGATTTTTTGGATTGTAGATAATTAAACCACTACTATTAGTTCTAATTATCTCATGGTCTTTAACATCTAAACCAAGTTCATTAGCTAGTTCAATTCCCTCATCTAGCCATTTATAACCTTTTAATCCTAACTTGATTTCTTTCATCTGTTTCAAGATACTTTCAATCCATTTTGCATGAGCCATGACAAAAGCACTCTTTTGTTTTTTCCATGAAATTAAAAAATCAAATTCAGATTTATCACATGCAATAGACCTATCTCTACAATAATCTCTACCGATTAAATCCAACTGATATTTTTCATTCCACTCACGACCATATTTGGTTTCGTTATTTCTGCCACCACTTAATCCCAAATATTTTTCGTTGTTTTCAACAAACTTTCTTTTGTGTGGGTTATCATCTTTGTTAGCTTGTTCAATTAAGATGTCGGCATTACAATCATCTTGTGCATTGATTTCATCTCTAAACAAAGCAAAAGCATATTCACTATCATTGTTAGATGAATAATTGCTTTCAGTATCAATAGAGCCATTTAATCTAAAATCAAAATGTTTTTCTATTGGTACATTTTCCTCAATAGTAGTTTCGCCATTGTAGTTTGTTTTTTCTTTGTTGCCTAAATAATGAAAATGAAAACAACTATCTTTCGCAATCGTTGAAACATTTTCAAATTTATTTTGAAGATAATAAGCTTTCTCTACATCTTCATCTGTGTAGTGTCGTCTTACTATTTTTTCGGCAACACTCCAAGCCATGTCGTTGATATCAACTTGTTCAGCTTTCATAGTGTCGTACTTTCTTTTTTCCTGAGTATCTTCTTGTTGCAAGTGTACTTTTATTCTGTTTGCAATTTTATTTCGGTACTCATTATTAAGTCTTATTCTAGCCATTTGTCCTCTCTTTCTTTTTGTTAAATTTAAAATAAAACATAATTTCTTATAAACTATCTTGACTTTATTGCAAGGGATATTA